TGTGATAACTGTTTCTTTGCCATCAATAGTCAGTTTGAATGTGCCGTCAGTGATGAGTGTAAATTTACTCATGCTCTGTTCAGGCTGAGACAGCACAGCACCCCGTAATGCCGCCAGCACCTGCTCTTTTGCCCAGCGCCCGATATACAGATCGACGGGCTGGGGCGACTGCGAGTAGTACAGTGCGGCGGCCTGATACTCCGGGGTATCCATGCCGAAATCCGCGCCCACGCCGTCAATGTCGGTGTAGTAACGCAGCCGCTCGTGCGTGTTGATTACGTTGCTGGCACCGACAATCAGCAACGAGCCGAAGCTACGCGAAGAAGCTGCACGGGGTGCCATGTTAACCTTGACGTTAACAATGTTAGAAATAGGTAAGCCCTGCATAGGGTTTAGTCTCCAAAGAATTTAACCGGTGCTTCCACCAGCGACTTAATGCCATATTCGCGCACGATTTTGCGGCGTAACGTGACGGTTACGTCATAGCGGCGCTGCCATTGGTTGTTGATAAGCTCAGGCGCGGGAATGATCCGGCTGCATTGCTGAAAGGTCAGTCCGGCACGCGATAGCTCATCATTGTTTTGGGTGATAAACAGGCCATCGCGGAACTGGGTTGCTGTTCGCTGACCGGAAGGGCCATAAAAGCAGCAAATAACACTGAGGGTTTCGTGTGACCATTGCGCATTATGATTACTGTTCACCTGTATAGCGGCCGGGTTATCATCCTCACGGATATCTGTTATCCCAAACGCGCACCAGTCACTGCCTGCCGGGGGTATTTGTGGCTGTATGGCTGTCCAGCGCGGGAACACCGTTTTGACTGGCAATCCCGATAATGCCCTTATCCAGCGGCTCAATTCCCGTTCCAGTGCTTCATCGTAATCAGGGGGTGTACTGATGGGTATCAAGTACCCCGGCGTTGTACTGTCATTCAATGGGTGTCCCTCCGTCAAAGTTCATCAGTTCACAATGCGCCTGAACAAATCCCGCCCCGTATGCTGTGTACGGATCAACAAAGGTCACCCGGTATTTTCTGCCCTGATAAGTGACCACATCTGCATCTAGCCCGGGTTGCCCCTGCGTTAAGCGGAACAGGGTCACAATCAGGATTGCCCCGCTGATAGTCTGGCCTGCCTCCATTCGCCGCGCCTCCAGTGAGCGGTCTACGGTGACCACACCTGAAAATCTGATGCTCTGCGGCGTATTAGTCGCGATACCATCGTCATCTACCGTCTGTACATTGCGCTGACACACTAACGAGGTATCGCAGAAATCAGGGTCAGACAGCACCTCGGAAACATCAAGAAAGGGCATTATTCCCCCTTGTTTCTGACAATATACGTGATGGATTTCAGCAGGCTGCCCGTGTCATACAGCGGTTTCTCGCCGGGAACATCTTTCGCCTTACGCCGCTGGAGCGTGGCATCCGAAAGCGGATGGAGCCGATCACCCTCACCAATTACTTTCTTGGCGCCATTCATGGCAATCATCCCCGCTTTTTCCAGTTCCCGTTGCGCCGCGTCGAATTTGCCTTCAATGGCATAATCTGCCGCTGCCTTGAGATGCTCGGTCGTGATGGGTTTAGTGTCCTCGATCCCCATTTCAAGAAAGGGGCGAGGGGGAAGGGTAACGGTTTTGCCACCTATCCTGACCGTGCCACCGGTTGATTGCAGGTAGCCGATTTCCGCGTTATTCAGCGCCTCGCCATCACCCCTATGGGCTTTGCTGGACGGGATACCCACCAGCACATCCATTTTGGTCAAACGATTCAGGGCAGCCAGTACCGCCGCTGCATTGTCTTTACGGATCTTCAATCCACTCATAGCAATTGTCTCCCACCCGCGCCAAACATTGACCACCACCAGTAGAACTCACGTCCGTAGGCGGTGTTGTTCCAGAATCCCGCCTCAGGATTGATAATCCCTGAGGTGTCGTAACCCACTGAAACCTTATCGACTGATTTTGAGGTCACTACACCACCCCCCGCTGTATTCACGCCACTGACAGCAGCACCAGCAATAGCCTTACCTTTCAACTCGACGTAATGTGCCGTGAAGAGTTCAGCCAGATAAATAAACTGATCGCCGTGCCTGTCTTGGTCTAGCACAGTATCAGCCTGCCCAAGATAGAAATGGATTGCGGCGTCTGGGTAACGGGTATTGTCGGAAAATTCAGGAAAGTCAGTGCGGAATTGGTCACTTGTCGGCAGAAGACTGTTTTTTGCCATTAGCCTTCCCCTTTTTATCATCCCGCTGCTCAGGATCGTCCAGCGGCGTCGCGTAATGGTTAAATGCCCAGTGTAGGGCTGTCTCATCCTCAAAGGGATGAATACCCGGCGATAACTGCACATCCCGCCCGTCGGGGAAGCTCAGTGTCGCGCTGCCTGTAATCATGTATCGTTTCATACGAGCCTCAGTAAAGGCGGGCTAACCCGCCATCAATCACACTGCCGGAATATCCAGATACGCGATGGTATTCGCATACGGCACTTCAACCTGACCCAGTTTCCCGTAGTAGGTCGTCAACTGATGCAGACCGCGATACTCCAATGGGGTATTCAGCAGCGGCACCATCGGGAAGCGGATATTTTTTTCTTCCTGCGTATACGCCACCATGCGATGCGCACCACCGACGCCCCGTTTGGACGCCCATTTCATGGAAACAATCTCCAGTGGCGTGCCATTCTCCTGAAAGGCAATGCAGTTGATCTTCACATACTCCAGCACGGAAATATTGCCTGCATCAGAGACACGCAGACTGGCTAACAGCCCGAACAACTCCGGAGCCAGACCAATCTTGCGAGGACACAGCGCATAACCGGAAGCGACCCACGCATCGGTCAGCAGGATGTTGATATCTGCAACAATATCATCAGCTTTCAGGTGCTTCGTCCATGATGCGGCAGCGGCACGGGGGGTAACCTGAGTCAGATTCAACAGACCGGTCATCCCCAAATCGGCATCACCGATATAAATTTGTTCGTCCACGTCCATATTCCACTTGAGCAGCATCGCATCGTATTTCTGCGAATCGATAGGACGACCGACCTGTTGAGCGGAGGCCAGCTCCGGTAATGTCCAGCCCAGCTCCATTCCCCACAATGTCAATGGTTGCGCCGTCCTGTCTATGGTCAGACCCACACCCGGAATGGCCGTTGAGTTTTTACCGATCCAGTTTTTCCCGTTCGGGTTAACGCCGCCCGTTGCGGCCAGTTCGGTGTTCGTGAATGAACTCACCTCATCCGCAATAGACACGTCACTGCGCAATGGCATATCACGTGACCACTTGTAGGAGACCAGCGGTAAATTCAACGTCTGATCGAGACGCTCCAGCTCGCCAATCAGGAATATCCCTGTGGAGTCCTGGGTGGCTTTATCAATAGTAAACATAGCGTTCCTTAAATGTTATAGGCGATTTCAATCGTACCCAATGCATCACCCGGCCCCATGATTTGAGCCTGGGGTAATTCAGGGGTGTTTGTCGCGGTTGTGTCGGGGGTTAATACCAATGAACCCAGCGGACTGTCTTTGCTGGCACCTGCCACCCGGACGTAAATCTTGACACCTTTCTTGGCGCTCTCCGCTGAACCTTTCACGGTGACCGTCATGTAGCCCCGTTTCAGTATGTCGCCCGTAATCCCTGCCGTGACACCCAGATGCGCTATATCAGCCTGTGACTGGACGGGGTAAGGACGAACCAGAATGCCGGCGATCTGCTCGGCACTGTCGCCGTCTTCCAGCGGGACGAACTTATCGCCGTGGTATTTCCCCACCAGCCCGTACTGAGCAAAGACTTTCGCCGTGTCGAGAATGGCTGCTTCGGTGGTCAAATCGCGCAAACGGGTGACCGACCCGCTGATGCCCATGGGCATACGGGTTAGATATGCTGTTCCTGCCATTGTTGTTACCTTATGGGTTGCGTTTCCAGAATTCGGCGTACTGCTTATTCAGTTCTGCCGGAGTATTGAGGCGAGCAGCGTTGTCTCGCGTCGGTGTTGGGGGTTGAATGTGATTCTTTGCCTTATTCACTGTGACGGCAGCGCTGAATACGGCGTCTACAGTGGCCTTTGGCACTTGATTGTAATCCTGAATACCAAACGATTTCAGATAGGTACTGTCGCCTGTACGTATGGCATGATTTAGCACCTGCCGTCTCAGCCTTTTATCCCCTGTGGGTTTAAAGCCCGGACAGATGATTTCGGCATCCGCAATGATATTGCGGCGGTATTGTGCATCACCGGTCACTTTCTTATCTTCTTCGTCATCTTCATCACCGGTTTTTTTATCCGGGTCATCGGGATTGGTATCCCCCGTTTTGCTGGTCAATGCCTCAACCTTAGCAATCAGCGCCTTACCCCATTCCGGGATAGCGTCATCACCGGTGGGTTTCTCCTGCTCTTTCGGGGTATCGTCGGTGGTTGTCCGCTCTGTTGGCGGGAGTGACGTCGCCTGTGCGGGTGTATTCATATTGATAGTGACGCCCGGAATGGAACTCATACCA